CATTCATCAGGGTGAATAACCAACATGTTCTCTCCCTCGTAAAAACAATCTACTGGACAAACCTCTACACAGTCCATGTGTTTGCATTTAATACATGCATCGTTTACAATATATGTCATTCAATCCTTGCCAATCTAATTAATGTAGCAGCCAAATTAATCTCTGGATCTACAACTAGTGTATGATCTACCAACCCCTGCTTAATAATTAGCACCGCAGTGTCTTGTTGTTCGTCTGTTCCGAATAACTCAATATTGTCATACAACCAACGATAGATTTCTTCCATTTCTTCTGGACGTACTGCACCACAGAGTAGTTTTCTAGCATCTTGAATCTTACCTGCTTTGAACAGTTCTACCATATCCAGTTTCCAGTCGCTTTCACCTGTGTCACCTTCTTGCGGTGATACAAGTTTACCTTCAACTGAGTTCATTTGTACCATATTGATACACTTACGCAAGTCTGGATATGTTGCTTTTACATATGTGTCTAACACATCCAAGTCTGGAGTAACACCTTCGGTGATGAGAATCTCTGCAACTCTTGCTGTAAACTCTGTTTGGTCAATCTTTGCAATATGGAAGCCTTGACAGCGAGAGTGTATTGCAGGGATAATTCTGTTTGGATAGTTACAAGTTAAAATAAATCTTGCTGTTGTATGATATTCTTCCATAACACCGCGAAGTGCTGCCTGTGCGTTTGGCGACAAGTAATCAGCCTCATCAAGTAACACAACCTTAAACTCACCAAACGGAATCATCTGTACAAAGTTAACAATCTTGTCACGTACATCATCTACACTATTAGTGCGACTAGCATTAATCTCGAGTATATCAAGATCCATAATGTCTAGTTCGTTAAACAACAGTTTTGCAAGTGTTGTTTTGCCAATACCAGCATTGCCGCTAAACAAGAGATGCGGAATAGTTTTTTCTTTAATCCAGGTGTTTACTTGATTACGCTGTGCATCATCTCTAAATACATAACCATCTACTGTATTAGGGCGATATTTTTCTACCCATAATTCTTTCATTTGTTATCTCTTTGTTGTACGTGTCGTTTAATAACAGACCGAGGAACTTCTGGACAAGCTTCAGCAATTTCGTCTTCTGTAAAAGAATCAGGTTGTCTAATACCATATTTGTTAAATTGATCTAATGCCCAACTTGCTGCATCTTCTTTAGTCTTAAACATCGGGTCTCATTCCTTTTCTAGTAAATTCTTTTGCACGTTTAATTTGATCTTTCTTACTTAATCGTGTTCCAGCAAGATGATGTTTCCACTCTTGCAAGAGTCGTTTCTTTTCTTCTTTTTCGCTGTATAATCTTTGCGTTTCTAAAAAGTCGCCCGCAGTTGTAAACTTCAAGTCGTTCATGTTAACCTCTTATAGTTACACTTAGTTTAGCATAGTTTTAGAATGTTGTCAATAGAATCAACCACTTATGTAGGTTTTATTTTTTGGACGGTACCATACTTTTTGATCATGTATACGTCCGAGTAGTTCGAGTATTTCGTCCATTTCTTCTTTTAATTTATCCGAAGTTTCGCCTTGAGCAATAGACAGACCTCTACGGCCTGCCTTTGCTCTTAGTGCATGTTCGATTATCTCGATGTCTCTTACATCAAGTTCAAATGTAGTGTTAGGCTTCAAGTTCTGTTACCTCGTAACGCAAAGGATAATAAATTTCTCATTTCTTATCCTTTACGTTGATATTGGACGGATTGTATTGTTCGCCATTATAGCCAGGGTAGGTGTCGTCCTCTACCCCAAAGTTACATGCAGCGACAATTGCTAGAAATGCAATTGCACCGTATGTTGTAATCTTTGACCATTTAATAAAGCCTTCAAAAGTTTTTTCGGCTTCTTTTTGAGCTGCTGCTCTAACTTCGTCTACCATAAAGTGCTACCTCATTCAATTTGGTATGATTAAGTTTAGGATGTAGTATATTATAAATTAGTTTTGGATGTAGTGTTTTCACCTGCCAGTCACCGTTGGTAAGTGTTTAGACCAAGGAAACTCTAAAAGTGGTTTAAAGTCACTAAGTGTTTCATTTACTACTTTTACCTTCATTTCTAATTTTAAATCGTTAGCTACATATCTTTCAGCTTCTTCGTGACAACCGAATTCTTTTTCAAAAAACTCGCCTGTTGTGTTATTTGTTATTATATAAATCATTTGTTTAATCCAAAGCAAGGTAGAATGTTGACATTGCAATAACGGCCATATTCTTCAAGTCCAACCATTGCCATTAGCATTAGTACTGGTACAACTGTAATCATTAAAGCAATAATTAAAAAAGCCAATCCTAATCCTTTAGTTGTACAATAATTAGTTTGTTCACTCATCTTCTGACTCCATGTATGATACAAGTGCATTGTTTTTCATTCTAACGTGTCTTGTTGGCAGATATTGTTCTGTTTTTCCGAGGCTGCGAAAGCCAGTATTATTTTTAAGCCAGTGTGATAGTTGGCGTTTATCTTTAAATGTCATTTCTTGGACATCTCCAGAGTGCTCGCACAATATCGTATATTTCATTAATTATGCTCTCCTCCTTTACCACGTCCGTTATAACCTGATAGCGCTTTATTGACACGCCCTGGACGCTTATCAGCTTCACGCATTGTTGCCGCAGTAATAAAAATGCCTGCAACTAAAACAGTGTGAATTACTGCACTAACGCCGAAATACGAAATACTACCAATGTACAATGCAAAGATTGCACACCACATATAAGCCAATAGTTGGAACACCATATGTCCTACCATTGGATCTAGCTTACGTAGAGGTGAGTGTTCAATAGTCATTACACTATTCCACGCACTTTTGGCTCCTTTAAAAATACCAATCGGTGGAAAGATATCTGTAGGTTTATAATCCATAATTTTTTCTCCGTCTGTGTGTTTGTGTTACTATAATATAATATATAGCACGGTACTTACCAAAGTCAATCACTTTTTGGTAAAAAAGATTAATTTTTTTAATCTTTTATTAACGTACTCCACTGTTTTAATTTATCTCGCTTTACGTTTACTCTAACACCTAATTCTTTATTTGTCAAGAGCCCGTGTTCTACCATTAGTTCAATCATACACAACACATCGCCTGCTTCTTCAAGTAGCTTTACACGCTGGTCTTCTTGAATTTGATCTGCGGTAGAATACTTACGAACAATCTTTGAGCATCGTTGTGTTAGTTCACCACACTCTTCCATTGTTATTGTCATTAACTGTTGTAGAGTGTTTATAGGACTATTTTCCAATACCTAACTCCTTATAAACCATTTGCACACCTTTTGCTTGAAAGTAAGCATCCGCTAGAGCATTGTGCAAATCACTTTGCATTGCTTTGCGTGGATCCGTTTTTGCCATTGCAAATAATGTACGTGAATCTCGTACTTGCCAAAACTGCCACGGAATAGGTTTGCTACACTGGCGACACATATCTTCAATGATTGTAATGTCAAAACCGTATCCGTGTCCCCACAGTACATCAACGCCTACCATCCACTTAGGTAGGCTGTCTAAGAACACATCCATATGCTCTCGACCTTCTGCACTAAAAGTTTCTTCTTGTATCTTCGGATCCTGCTTGCTCCACCATGCGATAGTATCATCACTAACGTCACGATTTTGTGTGTCCAAATCTAATTTGTAGTAAAACTCGCTATGAGGTTCTGAGTCGCTTAGTGGATCGAACTTCACACCACCCACTGTTAGCACTGCTGCTTGTGGAGTAGTGTGAAGTGTCTCAAGGTCAATCATTGCATGTATCATTGTTCTGTTGTAATTCCTAGATGTGTCTGTTTTTTCATAGATATACTATCGTGTATTAAGTCTACATATGCATCAATTTCATCTATTGTTGCTAAATCGGCATTTAACGATTTTAGTGCTTCAATACAACGTTTTTGCATTTCTTCAGGCAATAATCCGTCAACATATTCTTTACGCAATGGATGTATAACATCATCAGGATTTAATATTCTACGCATCTATATACTCTAAAAGTTGCAATTTTCTCATTACAGCATCAACTGCATTAGGTGTCAATCCTGGAATGACATCGTCGTTGTTGTGTATACCCGGCAACTGTACAAACAAGTCATCATCAAAGACTGCTGCTTCATACAGTGTTTTGCCGGGCTCTAATATTACACTAAGTTGATACCGACCAAACTGTTGTTTTGCTTGGAAGTGACCATCTCTTACTTCTTCAAATTTTAGTGTGTTAAAAAGTTTCATGTGAATTCTACCTTTACTACGTTTCCATTAGGATCAGTCATTACATGTGTTCTTCTTATCGGCGTGTATGACCTAGTTCTAGTTCTCCACCACTCATTGGCTTCTTTTTGTGTGTCAACGACAAGTCCACTCCATTCAAGTCCGTCATCTGGTCTCAATGGGTTAGGTTTGCTAAAAGTTGATGTTATTGTCCAGCTCATCTTTTTCCCTGTTCTGATCCTATACCACTTAAAATTAACAAAACATACAAAATAGGCCAAGCCCATCCTGTTAAGTATCCAGTAATATGCAGCACCATTAGTGCAACACCTGCTGCACCAGCTGTGCCAATGCCTGTTTTATTCTGCGGTATTTTCATCAAATCTTTCCTCAACTGCTTTTATGTGTTTGCACTTTTTAAATGCAGGGCAATCACAAGTAAAGCCTTTGTCTAGCATTTCAATATTATAAGTGCCTTTTGAGCCTTTAGCATTCCACACTGTGCCAACAGCCCAGTGAGACTTAGTGCTGATAATATCGCTAGGATAAATTCTAGGACCATACTTAGACATGTTGCACCTCTTTGTTATGTGTTACTATAACATAGAGAGTGCTAGGTGTCAACCATTTTCGCACGGGCACGTTCATAAAAACGCCACACTTCCCAACCTAGGGCTAACATTATGCCTGTTATAAATCCTCCGCCCATCAGTGTTACAATTAATAACACCGACAGGAGGTGTGACATCATAAAGATTACAACGAAGTCATACCATTGAAAGTTTTCAAATATATTATCGTTTAGCATTGTGTTTTAATTTTCTTCCTTAAATAAATCAGAGTTTAGTTCTGCTTTACGTTTGGCTCTATCTCTTTTCCAACCTTCACGCATTTTTTCTCGCTTTGCAAGTTCGGCAGCATCAGGACTAACAGGAACAGGGTCATCTTTTTCTTCTACCTTATCTAATGTAGGAAGAAAAGCATCATACGCATTTTTATTCATTTCAAACCCAACAAAGTTTCTACCATATCTTAATGCAGTTCGAGGCGTTGTAAATCCGCCGCAAAATGGATCCATTACAGTTTCATTTCTACTACTACTGTATAAAATAAACTTCTCAATAAAGTCTTCGTTAAGTTGATTTTTATTTTTTGTTTCACCAGGATTATGTGCTCGAGGCATATCTTGCACAGTTAATCTATCGTGATAACTGTCTTTTTGATCAGTGTAGTATACATTTGTATTAAATGTACGAGTCTGTTTTCCTTTGTTTGGCTTTTGCCAAAACAATATATGATAATGACTACTGACCCATTTCTTTTTAGTGCTAACACCAAATGAATATTTTGCAATAATATGATTAACTTCTTGTAAATCTGTTGCGTGTAGTGCATTTAATACATGATGCAGATTAGTATATCCACTTACAATATAAATGCTGCCACCTGGACGCAAACATCTTGCACATTCACTTATCCAGTCTTTGCTAAACTGGTCGTATGTTTCAAGTGGAACTTCTACGTAACCCGGAACAACATTGCTTTCATCTCGGTGATAGTGTGCATCTAGTTTATCGCCATCAATACCATAAGGAGGATCAGTGAAAATTAAATCCACTGACCCATCTTCTACATGTTCACGCATACCAGATATACAATCTTGGTTGTAAACTTTATATGTCATTAGTAATCCTTAATATCAACTAATTTGTTACTTTCTAATGCATGTCTATCTTTAATCTGCGGAACTGCACCTATTATTTTCCACGGTCTACTATCATCTCTAATCACGGCATATGCCATATTATACGATAGTTCATACAATTTTTCAAGAGTTTTTGCAAAGTTTTTTACACCATCTTTTGCTTTCTTTGGATTGTATGAATTTGTAAAAAGAACGATTTCAACTGGATCATATTTTTTGTTACACGCTTCAAGGATTTTTACAAATGTTCTTAAAGGGTATGTATCATTATCTACACTTTCTAGAATACGATTTTTGTTGTTAATTTCAAATCCATTAGACTTACACCAGTCTTCCCAACCTTTTCTACTTTGTACTCTTACTAGTCCTAAGTCTACACCTGCTTCGTAACCTGAAATAATGTTGTTAATGATTTTTGTAATATTACCACTTTTGTTATCAAAGAATTTTGTGATTTTCACATCGTTATACAACCACCATTCTATTGATTCTTGACTAGGATGTAATTCACCTAATCTACATAATTCTATTCCTGCTGTTTCAAAGTCTTTGCGCAATGCTGGTTGAGCAGGTGGATGATCGTTAGCGATTAAACCGTTTGTTATATAGTTTCTTTCTGTATCTACTTCATAATCATATACTGCTACTGGCATCCACTTTTCTTCATTGCGTATTGCAGCAAGAACTCTGCCTCGGCCATCTCTAAATTTACCATCTGTGCCTAAACATGGCGGTGAATATTTTGTTGAAAATCCGTGTAAAAAAAAACTTGTTTGCATACTTTCTATGCGTTCCTCAGTATTTTGTTCTTGTCTAATTGACATGTTCCATAACGAAGGATCGTCTTCTTCAATAGTTTCTAAATCTATAAATGTTAAATATTGGAATTGTGCATCATTTTGTTCACGCACATGTTCCTGTGTATAATCTTTTAGATTGATTGTTCCAAAGTTATTAAAACCGTCTTTGGTAGACGTGCCCATAATTGTAAGCGTCATATATATATCTCCTTAGTTGCTTATGCTTTTAGGGTAAACAGAAATTGCCTAAGCGGTTACTGTTTACATATATATTTATCATATTTAAACTATACTATATAAATTATTGGTTGTCAAACATTTTTTAAACATTTTCTCTAATAACATTTTCAATAAGTTGTCTAAGATTATTTTCTTTTGGATTAGCATCAATTTTGCCACTCAATTCTGTAATTGCAGATCTAGGCACTCTTACCTTAAAGCCGTCACCTTTTTTAATAGCATATTTTTTGGTTGTTTCTCTATCGATCACAAATGCACCGTCATTTCTAATCACAAGCAAAAGATCGGTTACATGGTCATCTGGCAACTCGTCAAGTTTATTTGTACCTTGACTATTATTAAAAACGATATCAAAATTCTTTTTTACAGTGCCATTCTGATTATACATTGGACCAGACAACTGGCTTTTTAATTCAACTGTAAGTTTTAGACTAGGCCAATCAAAATCTTTGTGGTCTTCTCTAACTGCAACTAGTTCGTTATTACAATATTTCTCAGCAATCATTTCTACAATGAAGCCTTTTAAAAACTTCCATTGCGAATCATTGAAGTCTCCTAATCCTGTTCCTCGGTTAATGATTTCTTGCCAATTAAATTTTTTCATTTTTTCAATTGCAACTTCCATTACAACATCTCCTCTGCTGCTTCCCATTCTTTGCTAAACGCCAACAACCATTTACGCTGTTCAGCATTTACGCAATCTTCCCAAGCAAGTTCATCTGCACTCATAGCAGGAAGTCCTTGTTGTGCAATCCAAGTGTGGTATTTTTTAATAAGTTGTTCTAGCATGTTGCCCTCTGTGTCTGTTATTATACTACTAATATAACACTAATCAACACGGTGTCAACCTTTATTTTGATAATGTACCTATTAATTCATATCTTTTGAAAGTTTTTATTTCTTTCTCTGCAGATTCGTAGATAGCATCAGCTTTACTAAGTAAACTAGGTTTGCCTGTTTTTCTATACTCTGACATCAACTTAAAATAGTCAAAAGAATACTGAGCGAATCGTTTCTTCAATCTAGTTGTTGTGCCGGGAGATGTTGATTTGTGATACTTGTGCCACTCTGCAATTAGAGTATGCCACTCTTCAAACTGTTGTACTTGCTGATCCATATTGCGCCCACTTTTTATTAAAATTCTCCTCCGTCTTCACCTACAAATTGTTGTAGATTAGGTGCTCGCCAACCGACTGGCTTTAAAACCTTGCCATCTTCACGCTTACGAACCTTACCTGTTGAAGGATCAATCTTTGCAAAATTAGATGACATTACTTCTTTCCAAGCTGCTTCACCGTTCCAGCCAGCAGCACGAATCGCACCCATAGTAACAACTAAGATGTCTACTAGTGCATCTAATTGCTCTACACGATCGTTATTATTGACTGCTTCAACTAATTCGCCATATTCTTCGTCGATGAGACTTAGGTACATTTTATAGTTTGATTCAGTTGCTGGTTGATCACATGCTGTTGCAAATCGATCTATATCTTTAAAAACGTTTGTCATCTTATTCCTTGTTTTCTTTTTTCTAATTCTTCTGATAGTGCAGCCATAGTTTCCATCATCTTCTTCTGCATTCTCAAATCGTCAGTGTGGTAAAGATTAGCGTCCATTCTAGCCAACCTTTTCTCAATTTCTTGTGTTGATATAAATTTAAAAACACTAGGATCTATCATATCGATACTGCATCTCCATCTGCATATTCTTTACCGATAGTATGATCTGTCGGCTTATCTTTACTCCAGCCTAGTATACTCTCAGCTTCAACCATACGCAACGTATCTTCACCGTTGCCGTCATCTATTTTTACACCTCTAGTCCAACGGCCGTGCTCTACTAGGATCCAATCACCTACATTGTAATCGTCTGTGTTTTCAGGTCCTTTAGAATGCACTCTACCCCAACGTGGATAGATACCTCTAGTTTCTCCGTCGTCTGATCTTAGTATTAATCCTCCAGATGTTTTTTGTTCTCCAAAATTCATTTCGCTTACAATTACTCTATCATGAATAGGATTAAGCTTACCGTTATATGTTTTCATTGTTATCCTCTTTTTACAAAATTTCCGTCTTCGTCTTCGACCCATTCATCATCGAAGTCTAATTCGTTTTCCTTAACATCGTTTACAACTGGTGCTTTTGTTTTTTTAGTTTTTGCTTTTGGTTCTGCTGGCGCTGGTGTTGGTGCTGGCGCTGGTGCTGGTGCTTGATCTGGAACAATAGCAGAAGATCCATAATATTCTTTAGATGCTTCTTCTCTTGTTTTAATAATTTTATTGCCTGCACCTAATGTATCGCCACGTGCATTTACTCTAGCATTACCAACTGCTGGTGTTAATTCATTTTTCTTCTGTAGTAAACTCATGTCTACAGTTTTACCACGTAAGCTTGTATGTGTATTTTTAGCCATTATATTCTCCTGTTATATGCATATTTATCGTAAGAATTCACGCCAATCCAGGCCATACTGGATTGAGTTTATTTTATGTACACCTATCAAATACAGCACATAACTTGCTACACTTGATCCTCTGCCTACACCCCATACAATATTGTTCTCACGCATAAAGTCTACAAGATAAACCATATAGCGTAGTAAGTCAATCATACCACGCTGTCTATATTCTTCATACTCTTCAGAAACTCTAGTCCATTCTTTTGTTGTTAAAATATTATTATCGTCTGGATCTTGTAGTTTTTCCATTAAAGTTGCTTGTAGCCAGTTTAATACATTTAACGTTTTGTATTCATCAGGCATAAACCATTCACTTTGACATACACCGTCAAAAGTCTTTTGATCTACATCTAGAGGAATATACTTTTGTAGTTTTTCAAAACCTTGTTCTTCCATAGCGGCATTAAACTTGTCTACATCGTCATCTGCATCGCACAATACCACGTGTACTTTATCCGCATGACCTGAATAGATCATATCAATAAGATCGCGGTTAGAGAATCGTGGAATACCTAAGTCATCAGTTTTCATTAACATACTCTTATTTTAACTTACATTTATTAGATTGTCAAGTGGAGAATCGTCATCTCCTTGCATTTTTTTATATTGCTTCGCCTGTCTTGCTCTTGACTCATCTTTAAACATTTCTAGTATAACATTTATTTGCTGTTGAACCGCAGGATTGTGTGTCATAAAATATTTACGACTAAGTTCAATAATTTTATCTTCGATTTCAGAATCGGTAAGATCTGTTAAACTATCTACAAGTGGGTTAAACATAGTATTACTTATTTAAATGTTGAATTGATAGTTTGCAAATAGAATATATTTTTCTTTATCGTCTTCTATGCTGTTTTTAATAATATATCTATCTAAATCAAAATTTATATTTTTAAAGTTAAAGTTTGATTCTGTAATATTTTTAATAATTGCATCCGAGTCGCCCGGGTTGCAATAACATAATACAACTGCATTTGTATGCTCAGTTTGCACAACGCCTTCTTGTGGTGTACGCATCCATAACGGTAAGTAATCTCTATCAGTATCGCCTATTGCTCTTATATTAGATCTCATATGTTCTAAACTTACTCTATGTCTAACATTATCTGTAGACTGGCTTATTTTTATAGCATCACTATCAACTTTGATTGTGTTTGCGATAGGACGTAGTCTCTTAGGCTCAGAATCTAATAGTTCAAGTTTTATTGATATACCTGCTTCGCCACCGTCTCTAAGTTCAACTTCAAAGTCGTCTTTGTCTACGTTAAGTTTAACATCACCGTCTCGTGTTTCGATTAAGATTGTACCTGTAGTTTTTTGGTATACAAATTTTACAGTATTTCTGCCTTCGATAGCAAGTACACTTTCACCAGATCCAATTTTTGAATTATCATCTAGAGCACTATACTGTACACTGTCAACTGTAATTTTATTCTTAGTTTCGATACTAAATGATTTTTTTGTCAAACCTGTCTTGCTCTCTGCTGTGTCAATAACAGGAATATAAACAACTTCGTATATCGGAGTATTCTGTCCAGGTTGTTTTGCTACTGCCTTTGTTGGTGCACCTAATATATATTTTTTACGTTTATGATTCTTTGCTGCTGCACTTACAAATTCATCTATTAAACTTTTTTCAATACCTGCATATATAAGCATTTCCATTTCACGCTTTATGCCAAACATAGGATCGCTTACTCTATATATTTTTGTTTGATCAAATATTTCTGGGTTTGTCATAAACTCTTTATATGACTTACGCATTGTAGTTTCTAATAAAGGTTTTGCTACAATGTCAGTATATTCCATTTTTGTAGGTTCGACAACTTTTAGTGTAAATTCACGTGACGTTGCATTCAGTCCAAATCTATCTCTAGCTCTTACTGTAAACTTAAATGTTTCTTCGTATAAAAATTCACTAGAGTCATTTGCACTATCTTTCCAAGTCTGTGGACTACCTATTAGTAACCCTCGATATGATAATTCAATTCCTTGTGGCAGTGTACCTGCGGTCAAGTCGTAAAGCATTGGACTTTCAATATTAACTGTTTCTGCTTCGACAAACAAATATGTAGGTTTGTTAGTTTGTACAGTTCCTAAATCAGCCGGTGTATTCCAAACAATATTACTATCTATTTCACCTATTACTGCAAGTTCAAATGTTTTACTTTTAGTTGGTTGTGTGGTTTCGTCAACACTACTAACTATAAGATTCTTTTTAAAGAAGTCATCTTTTAATAAAGCTAAACCTATATTTCTATTTTTATCAAGTTGTGCAACAATGTTGCCACTAAATGTTATCTTATCAAAGTTACGTGCAACTATAGTAATTTCAGCTGGACTAGAATCATATGTAAGAAATGCGTCTATCTTTTCTTTAAACTGAACTAAGAATCTTGTAAAAGATGTATCTGGTAGTGTAACTTGCCATCTATGTCCTTCGACAACATTTACTTCGTAGTCAACTAACGATCCGCCATATGTAGTTTGTAAATATGCTTTCAAATCATTTACGGTTGTGTTATCGAGTGCATGTGAATTAATTTCGTAAGTTAAGAATTTGCTTATACTTTGTACTACATAATTATTTCCGTCAACCTTAAGTGTTCGATTTGCATATTCGTCTTTTTGCGATTGTGAAATAGAATTTACATAGACAAAGTTTTGTCCAGGTTGAGCAGTTTTAAAAATTACTAAACTATTTTTAGGCGATAATGATTCAAGTAGTGTTATAATATCATAATCATTATTAGTATCATCATAGCCTGTTACAGTTACTAGTGCATTATTAATAAACAATTGCTTATTAACTAATGCTTCTAAATCATTTATACCATCAGATGCAGTTAAGTCAGTTTTATAAATTTTAAATTCTTTAGCGCCCATTACTACATCTTCGTAGTAAGTTCCAAATACAGTTACAGTTTCGTAGTCAACTTGTATACGTGTTGCTTTGATTGTAAATTTATAATTTTTAGTTACAGCAGGCTGATATGGAATGTATCCTGAAAGCTCACCGGTATTACTTTGTAAACTTAATCCTTCAGGTAATTCACTAATACTGCCGTCGTCGTTAAAATCTTCTAGTTCAAATACTTCTGTACCCACAAGCGTTGGATCGTCAATAATATCTAAAAATATAGTTGTGTAATTGTTTGCTCGCTTTATGCCTAAATTTCTCGGTGTAATCCAAACTGGAGATCTTACATTTGTAGTATCGGCTCTAAATACCCCTGTACCAGCTTGCATCACAGTGTTATCTGCTGTTAGAAAATCATCACCGACTACGTAGATTTGAAACTCTCTGCGTACTTCTGATATACCATCTGTTACAGTAACAGCAAATGGATAATATCTATTTAATTTTTTATACGTTTGTAGTTCTTCAAAATAACCAAACGGTTGTGAATCATAAAAAAATGAACTATATCCGCTTTGGTTACGCTGTCCGTAATCTAATGGTATATCACCAAATGGCTGTGCATCGTATCCGCTATCTCTATATCTTTTATCTAAACTTAGTAACGGTTCAGTTGTACCTGTAATTTTACCATCACGAGAAAGTGTAAGCCCTGGAGGTAATACCCCGTCGTCATTTGCAATATAAAAATCTAACACTTGTCCTGCTAATATATCGTCGTCAGTTGCAAGTAATTGAAAATCAATAAATTCGTTGTCAAGTATAAACAACGTGTCATTTGGGCCTACAGGTAATAGTCCTTCTTGACTAACCCATGCTGGATTATCTGGTCCTATGACAATAATCTTAAAATGTTGATCTTCAAAATAACCTTGATAAAACGCACGAACAACAAATTCATATTCTGTATCAAGTGTAACTTCCTCTACGGTACCTCTAATAGAGTTGTTATTTAAAATTGTACCTTTTGGTAAATTTCCACTTAATATTTCTAACTCTATACCGCTTAATCCGTTAGCAATAGGTAAAGAGAGATTTATGTAAGTGCCTTCATTAATTGTTTTTAACGTAGAACCTGAAGTTGTGCTCCATAACGAGGTTTGTGTCATTTATTGTCTCCCTTACACAATAAGATCACCTAAGTCAATCGTCCTTGTTTCAGGATCTCCAAATGTTCCCATGTCTACATCAGGATCGCCATAAAGCCACTCTTGTACACTAGCTATAGTATCTCCTAAAAATCCAAAATTCCATTCATTTTCTACAACAGCAGGAATATCACTTCTTAATGCTAATTCGCCATTTGCGTTAGGAAGTGTTATAGTTCTATCTGCTGAATAATTGCCCTGCGCTAGTGTAACTTTAAATCCGTTTGCATTTTGTGAATCAAATTCTAATGCTGCTGTATTTACAACTTGATTAGCAATCGGTCCTGTAATTTTACCAGTTGCAGCATTTACTAATACTGCTTCGTTAGCATCTGTAACATTGCCTACATGAGTTCCTATAAATTTAGTAGCTGAAATACTAGGTGAGTTTGTAATTGTATTACCGCCTGCATCTAAATTTCCTCCAAGAACCGGTGTTGTATCTTCACTTAGTTCGTTAAATGTTGATGTTATAGTTAAAGTTGATCCAACAAGTCTTGTAGAAATGCTTCCGCTACCATACAGATTAATGTTGTCAGTGGTTTCTAATATTTTACTACCACTATCTGAAACAACAACTATACGCTTTAATCCAGTATCTACGTCAATAGTTATTTTATCTTCAGATGATGTTAAAGTAGTATCAAACCCGCCTACGAGTTTTTTAAATTGTAATTCAAAATTATTTTTCTTTGCAAATATTCCTTCGCCGATAGTTCCGATATTAGTTGCTGTGGTAGACTCGTCGTCTCTTAGATCCAGATCTATAAAATTAAGGTTTACTTTACGAAAGGCTTCTCTAAGGTCATCGCCTGTTCCATCATTTGCAAAAGTTCCTATGTTAATCTGTTCTAAACTCATTGTTAATCCTTAAAATAAAATTGAAAATACAAGTGATCTAGCTTCACTTACCATTTTTCTTCTTTTACCCTCTTCTATTATATAAAACACACCAGTATCAGAATCAAATGATATACCACCTATACCTTCTAATGCAGTGTTTTTAATTCTACCTACTAAATCTGTATACGTTTCTACTATATGTGCTTGAGCAAATCTTCTGCTAGGTTGACCGACAAAAACTGTATCATCAGATGTTGGAAATAAATCATCTGTAAATTCACCATTAAACAAGCCTGCCTCGCTTAGTGTAACATATTCGATATCTCTACCATTTGACGCTACTCTTAAAAATTTATTTTGTTTTCCGCCGTATAAATCAACAGCATTATTTGCTCTTAAATAATTTTCCGGAGTAACTGTTGTGCCATCTACTTCTAATGTAGCAGCACTTACTGTACCTAATGATGCCACGCCAGCAACATTTGTAATAGAAACATCTCTAAGATTTAAATTATCACCCTCGGGTATTTCTTTAATCTTATTATTATCAGTTACATCTAATATAAGTGGAAATCTATCTGCCATGTCTTCTTCCTATTGTAATGTATTTATGCAAAATTGCAGTCAGCTTAATGCTTGCCAACTACAATTTCGATAATTCCTTCACTTTCATTGGTTTTATTTTCTAGAGACTTACCAATTATTCTACCTGCATTAGCATCGTTATTGACTACTGCAAATCCTGGAATATCACTAGTAACTAAAATATCACCTTTTTCTACTTTGCCTATAACATTACACGGTACTCTCCCTTGTAATGCTACAGCAGCTACAAACTCGCTTTCACAATGTGAATTCATTAAGTATGCTGGATTTGTAGAAACAACACCTGCTACTCTATGATCACTGTTGCGTGTAGTTAATGTAAGTTCTTTTTCACCACCAAATATGACTACAGTTCCTGGCTCATAATGAGTGTCAGCAGTATAGTTTTCTGCAAGGTCAGCATAGTATGCTTCATTTGCAATACCTTGTATAAAGTCGATATACCCTGTGTTGTAAGTGTTAGATGATGCGCCTATATTATAGGTTGCTGTGTTTGTGCCGCCACCTTCAGGAACAATCTCCCTTGTTCTAATGTCAACTTTTAATTCAGTAGCAGTTCCGTCAGTACCTGTATCAATTATATCAGTACCATTGCTAGACTTTAAGTTACCTGAAATATTACCTGTAACATTACCAGTTAGATCACCTGTAACATTACCAGTTAAATTAGCAGTGACCTTAGTTGTGGTTAAATTTCCTGAATCAGGATTATAAGTTAAATGTGTATTATCATCATCAATCTTAAGTCTACTATAACTAGGGTCATTTGGATTACTTGCTGCATTAACAAATGTAATTTGATAATCTGTATTATCATTTACAACATCAATTTCAACGTTGTCTGCATTGTCTGCCTTATCTGCTGTTCCAGCAAATGTTGCATCACCGTTGTGTGTAGTACCAGTATATGTTCCTGTCTCTACTATCTTAGTAGTTGCTAAGCCGTCATCTGTAATTGCATACACATCGCCCATCACATCACCAGTTAAGTTACCAACAAAGTTTATGTCAGCAACAAAGTTTCTAGCATACATTGTATTGTACTTAAAACTTGTAGATCCAATGTTATATCCTGCACTTGCAGTTGACGCATCTGCGTCTGGCTCTTGTCCGTAACTAGAGAATATTGCTGGAACATCACTTCTCCCGCCGGATTGGTTTGATACAACAACACCAACCTGTCCTGCTGCTGTTTTACCAGTACCAGCGCCGATTGATATCCCTGTACTATAAGCGTTTTTCTCATCAGGAGCTTCTATAAAACTCATATAGTTCCAGCGACTTGCTAATGCTTTTGCAGTACCATATGTACTGTTAGTTTTAAGTGAGCTTTCTACAACAAAATCTTGACCTGCTGTACCATCACCAATTATATCCAAATCTGCTGTAATTCTAGCAACTTCTGCACCGGCCGCACCTCTAGCAGTAAATATTGTACCCTGCGCTGGTGTTTTAAAGGTAATGTCAGTATTATCAGTGTCAAGTATTATTTGAGTAGTATTAGTTCCTACAATAAGTTTTTTGACATGTACACTACCATCTGCAGTAGTCTTTACAATACTATCATTTGCTGCTGATGTTGTAATACCAGTGATATCATATGCTTCAGTACCAGTTCTAATAATTGCACCTGTGTCAGCATCAGGAATGTCAGTGTGTAATATGCCGCCGCCTGTGTTAACTACAGTATTAAATGACACTTCTTCAACTGCACCTGTTGCTGCTGTTGCTCTACCTAAAACATTTTCTGTTTCGATATGCGCAAGATTTGCTTTTTCAACGCCAGTAGTTGCATTTGATGCTGTGGCAATCTCAGCCCAACCATTAGTCAATGTAAATTGAGTATTATGAAATGCAACTAGTCCTAAATCGTTTTGACCTATTCCAGTAGCATCTGTTCTAGTTGTTGCAGCATTCATTGCAAGTTTACTTTGTGCAATAGCCGCTGATGCATTTACATCTGAATTTACTATACTACCTGCTTTATATTGAACATCTAGTGTAAGACTACGTCCAGTTGGGTTACCGCCTGATTGACTTGTATTACGTGTAGCTGAAAAATCAATGTCACTTCCTGCATCAAAAATACCGTTCATCCATTCGTATTCTGGAAAGTTAATTGTAGTAGCACTCGGTCCAGCTACAACTGATATTACTTCATCTTCAACAAATTCAAATGCATTGGTAGAATCGTAAGTTAGATATTGTACAGTACCTAATTTTACATCACTTTCTGTAGCAAAGTCAATTACTAAACCAGTTGCACCCGAAGTGCCACCTGTAATTGTTTGTCCTAATTCAAATAATCCACCTGTAATACCTTTTACTCCGATTTTTTGTTTACCTGATGCAACAAGGAATTGTGTTTCCTGTGCATCGTAAATTGTAGTGTCAGTTAGATCGTTTAATGAGTCGATTGCTCCTGCTACTGCGTCTACATAACTCTTACGTGTAGCATCTGTATCTGCTTCAGGGAATGTTAAGCCAGTAACCATTTGACCATTCATTCTTAAATCACCTGTCATTTGGTTTGCACCGTTAGCAAGTAAAATACTAGGTCCTAATGGATTCGGAACTGTTTGACCTTCAACATCAATACCAAAGCGTCTGTCAACGTAGCCACGTACTGCACTTTCAGTTGGAACTGCATCAGTAGCATTATCTGCCATACTAGAATCTGTACTAAATTCAGCAATAACAACACCACGTTTAAATCCTAATCCGTCAACGTTTGAAAGAGCAATACTTGCTTCAAAACTAACAGCACCAGTACCTTGATCAACACTAAAGAAGCGTCCTACTCTAAACATACCGTTTTGATCTGTACTTACGTAGAACACACGCCCTTTACCACGTTCAATAACTTCATTAGATTGATCTGGCTCTCTCGGCGCACCAAAAATAACATTTGGATAGTTACTTGTGTTGTACGACCCTGTACCGACATCTAGGAAATCGTGTCCTGTTGCTCTACATGTACTGATGTTAACTGTAACATCACCTAATGCGCCTGCGGCTAGTCCGGCTCTAATAGTATATCCTGGATTAAGAACAATACTTGCTGGTAAGCCACTGCCTGCATGTGTTGTATTAATATCGTGCCCAACAGGTAAAATGTCAACAATACCATATAAGTTATTAGGATTAACTACATTATCAAGTGTTTGCACAATATCGTTGCCTGCACCATCGTCACCAACGCCTCTATAGTTAAACACATAAAACTTTGTACCTTGATATGTAAATATCGGTGCTTCAGCCGTTAGCGTATCTGCTGTCCATCCTACTGGACGATTTTCTGTAGGTGTTCTAGCGTTGTTGTTCAATCTGTTAATATCTTTAACATCTGTTGGTGCTTCAACCGCCAACACTACGTCATCTACAGAATTACCTTTTGTAGTACCACCTGTAAGAGGTTGATTATTTAACCCAGTTACGTTACCGATTGGTTCAGCTGCATAAGTGTTGTTAATCTGTAGTCTAATATAATCAAAAACAGTATCGATACCTGCTGCTACTTCATCTGATTCAAGTTCGTCACCTGCACTGTTTGAATTTTGGAAACTAATTGATCTATAAACTTGGTCTTTATTTTCATCAAACACAATAGCTGTACTAGGACGAATTGTTAGAGTTTGAATATTAGTTAAGTCATCAAGAATATGAATACTGTTACGTCTGTATTCAATAAACGTATCTAACGGAACAGCCTCTGCAAGTCCTTCAGAACTAAACCCGCTGGTTGTTGAACCACCATTGCCGCTTGATAAATTTAATTTGTAGATATAGTTGTTATATATCGGTGTTAAACTATCACCAGCAAAGGCACCCGATATAGTAACTCCTGTAATAGATCCTATCCCACCAACTGCGCCAGCATCAATTTCAGATACTGTAATAGTTGCATCGTTAAGAGGTGTAGCACCACCTAATTTTGTACCTACAATAGTAAACGTTTCGCCTACAGCATATCCTGTACCTGCTGTTGTTATAATAACTTCATAACCATTTGTTACGTTCTTCAATACAGTAAACATAGCATTTGTACCAGAAGCTGTACCACCGTCTGTTTGTGTTTGTACATTTGGTGTAGTAGATTGTCCTATATATGGTGTTGAATTTATGATATGTGTTGATACTCTTTCAATACTGTTTACACTATATCTTTCCATTCTACCTAGATTAGTATGATATAAATCAAACTCTGCTCTAGCATCAGGCGGTGTTTTAAAATCATATGTATAAATGCTAAGTGCTTCTTCTCTATTATTATATCCAACACTGTCTATGTCAGCCGGTGTACCAATCGGTGTACCAGAAACTGAAACTGCATCAGTTGTAGTAAATACCCCTACTACATTTGTTAGATAGACATATAACCCGTTTGTGCTAATTGCAACCTCTGCTGATACACCCGGATTTGCACTTGTTACAGCATCACCTGCTGATACACTTACGCCTGTTGGCATATGCAGAATTAATTCTGCTGTAAATACCTTAGCAGGATCGACCATATCTTCAACAAGCGAAACTCTATCAGGAACTTCGTTAGGATCAGCACCTTCAGCAACTAGTCCGTACTCACCATAACAACTTGATCCTGTAATTGATCTAATCTCAGAACCATTTTTACTATAGTATGAAGTCCAGCAATAATAAGTGAACATACTAACCATTTCTGATAAAGCTCCGTTTACACAAACAAGTCCATAACCTAAGTCATTAATTTGTGTAAAGTCATTACCTAGCATACTTCTGTTACCAGCAGTTTGTAATGTAATTGCAATCGGAGTACCCGGTGTAGCATTATCTAAATCAATACCGTTAATAGCACTGGTTATTCCACTAAAACCTATACCACTGTTAGAACTAGGATCTAATATAATTGTAGCAGTACCTAATGATTGATCGTATGCTGTAATAGCATTAACTTGGAAACGTCTACCTTGTATATAAAATGCACTTGGCGTTTGTGGGCGTCTAATAAACAGACCTTGCCCAGGTAAACTTTGAATATTTAATCTAAACGCATCACCTGTAACTTTACCAGTAACCTGTACTGCCATATTACCAGAAAATGCATCAACAAACAATCCACCTCTAAATGCTTGTTTGTTAACAGAAGCACTAAAACTTGATCCAGTTTGTATATAAGGAGAGCGTGTAAGTACTTGTCCTTCAGGATCTAATACACCCATAAACCCGCCATGCTCTTTAACTGTAATGTTACGTAGAATTGTACCATCGTTCATTAAGAATACATCCATGTCTTTGTTGTTCTTAGCTGGATTGTATGCGGCATTGAACGCAAATTTTATAGAGTCGATCATGTTTTGTATAATAGTAAACGGTGTTTCGACTTGTGTCCAATATTGATTCTTTTCAGTAGCATCAAACGCAGGACCACTTCTATGTGAAGTGTTTGCACTATACCAATTAAAGTTCCCGCCTTCGTAAAATCTAATTACTTCGTAGGCTTCGTATTTTACATCTGTTTCCCATAAGTCAGGAGTAATATCTCCGTAGAATACATCAGCATTTTGATAAATCCTTGCACTGTCATACAATTCTGTTGGATTTTGTCCAATCCATATATTGTCAAACATTGTAGGAATATGATCTAATGCGTCAGAAATTTCAGTTTCTATACCTGTATAAGTTGTAGAATTTTCAAATAGTAAACCTTGTGCTTCTAGTGTAAATTCTAATCCGCCTCTTACAAGATCTTGTGCAATTAAATCTACCATATTACCAATTAAGGATTTAAAATCAGCTCTTACATAATTACCATTTACTGCTGTAAAATGTTGATCTTGTAAATATGCATCAACTTGTTCTTTTATAAATTCTTTATTATCTGTAAACACAGTAGCATATGTATTCCAGTTACCTATATTTGTAAAACCTGGTCCTACATTTTTAGTTGCTGCTGGATTTCTTAAATAGTGTCTACCAAAATATCCGTCAGTGTTACCAGTTAAAGGATTTACATACGGAACGCCGTTATCAACAGTAGCAACATTAAACGATAACAAAGCGCCGCCGCCACCGCCTAGTGCAGAATCAGGTATACTAATTGTATCTCCCACTCTCCAGTTCTTTCCAGAGTCTGTAACTGTAACTGTTGCTGCACCGTCTGGTGCGACAACTACTGTAAAGATCGCATCTTCGCCATATCCTAAGGTTGTATATAAAGTAGAATCAACTGTATATGTACCTGGAGTTCTACTAGCATCTGCGCCATCATTAACAAATGTACCTATAGTACCTATGTTAGATATACCTATAACTAATCCATCAAATTCATTATCTCTATAATAGAATAAATCTGCAAGTGGTGATTGTGATACTCTATCTTTAGGACGTATAATACTTCTTCTAAATTCATTACCTACAATAGATACATTCGGCGGAACTCTTATTGGATAGTCTTCGTTATAAATTCCTGATTCGATTATAATCGATATTTGCTTCTCTTGCACTTGGTTACCGTATTCTAATTCTTCATCAGGTAAAAAGTCAATTGGTTCATATAATTCAACTAGAGCAAAATCAAACGGGTCACTGTTTCCAGCATCTTCTTCTCTTACATAATCAATAATACGTCCTAGAGCACCACTTGTTTTACCTCTAATAAGTTTACCTGGAATGATATCTGTATTAGTAGGATCTGCCTGATCAACTCTTGACGATGTACCTTGATCAATGTTAATTTTATAATCTGTAGAACCGTCAATTATTTGAGGAGCAGAAAAAACACCATTCTGTACAATAGCAAGTATAACATCAAATTTATCAGAAATTGCTGCTACAGCAAGGTTATCAGGTTCGTAATTTGTGTCTATAACTTGGTCAACACGACTTTGTGTTGGAAGCGGAACTGCTACATTATTAACAATATATTGTGTAACAAGTTGTTTTAGGTATTGCATTGCTGCTACAGTTTGAATCAACTGTTCACCTACCGCTCTCTTACCACTAGACGTGCTATAATATCTAAGTCCTGCTTGTCTTGAAAGGAAGTTAGCAGTATTACCTCTTAGAATATCTAGCCCAATACTATCTAGTATTAAACCAACGTCAAGTTCACATCTTGCTCTATCATAATTAAATGCAGGAAACTGTGCATCAGTATACGCTATAACTTCTTTTTGTAAAAATAGTTTATTCTTTTCTAGTAATACTCTTGCATCAGCTCTATCTGCTACCGGTGATTGCATACCTGCGTTTAGAACAGTTGCGGCATTTTCAAAATTATTATATGTAATAGTTTGCATATACGGACCCGGCTCTCTAGGAGCAGCAATCATAATTTCCTCAGCTTTTCTACATGCTGCATTGACAGATCTAAAGGCTAGTTGTAAACTAGATCCTTCTTTGCCGTTTGGTGTGTTTTTTTGTAAATCGTCGCCTTGCTCACTAACATAAATGTTAACTTGGCTTTCGCCTGATAGTTGATCTACGTATAATTTTGTTGCTGCTTGTAGGTCATCTTGTCCGTTAGGAATACCTACACCTTTGAATGATCCAGGATGGTCAGAAAGGAATAATGCTCCGTCCATCGAATCACCTTGTCTACGTACTGCTGACTTTCTTGGAATAGCAACACTCTTTAACCAGTTACCTGGTAAGGTTGCATCATAGTCTTGGTCTACAAGAGTTAATGTGCCAGTGCCTGTAGTAAGAATATATCTAGTGCCGCCTGTTTGTGCATCATTTTGTGTAGGATGAACTGTAAGTGTGTTTTCATCCTTAACTCCAATAAAATAAACTGCGCCCTGTGTAAGGGTACCACCGGCGCCTGTTGTAGAATTTAGAAATGTTGGCATATCACCAGTACTAGAGAATACCCAGCCTGATCCTGTATAGTTATCTGCTAATCCGTGTGCTGTAACAGTTAAGTCACCGCGTAAGTCACCAGCACCTACTGTTATTGTATCAACTGCTATTGTATATTGCGAAACTGTTGTAGGTTCGTCTGCAAGTCTTAAACCACCTATAGTAAGTTTAGGTTCGTAAGTAGCATCCGCATAACGTTTATTAATCGCCAAGTCGTCAATTGTAAAATTAGCGCCATGAATACCATTAAGAAGTGTTACTGCATCTTCTGATACGTCTATGTTTCCTATAGCAAAACCGCCGCCGTCTAACGGGCCACCTAGTGTAGGACTTGTGTCTAACTCAACATTAGAACTTGCAACACTAATTACTACTTCACCATCTTGATCGAAACTAAATGCTACTGAACCATTACTAGTTAAGCTTCTAAGTTCTAGAGCATTACCTGCTGGATTGACTACCGGAATCTTAGTTTCATTACCTAGTAATGTGTTAGGTGTATCTGTAAGATCCACAAATCCAATTTGCCCCCCGATGCCAAATACGGCATACAGTTCCTCAAAATTTTCATTTACCTTCTTAAAACTTTCACGTATACTATCACCAGTACCGTCATTACCCTCGGTACCAATATCTACCTGTTGCTTGGCCATAATGTGCCCCCTTTAATTTTTTACAGTTGCGGTATATTCTCCAAGTCAAAATTTACACTTACGCCGCATCCACACGATGATTTAGCGTTAGGATTGTTAATTTCAAAGTTAGATCCTACTAGACTAGTTACATAGTCTACTTCAGTACCTATCAAAAACATCATACTATCGACTCCAATGATAAAATTATAATTATTTTCAGTTTTTATAACTTCGTCGTCTTCGTCCACATCAGATGGTAATTTGACAGTGCCCCATTCGTATTCAAACCCTGCGCATCCTCCGCCTTTGATGTTAAGGCTTATTCCGTAACAATCGTTTTCGTCACATAATTTTTCAATTTGTGCTTGTGCAGATGGTGTTAGTGTACATATTGACATTGCTATTCCTCACTATTATTTATGGCTATTTTTTATAATCTTAATGTAAATATACTTATGTATTTAGGTGAGACACAGAAAAAAACTACTCATGTTCGTAAAAGTAAAAACGGAACAGAACACACATACTACCGCCATAAGACGCTGATTTTATTAAGATGTGATAATTGTGCTGTAGAATTTACTAGAGAACGAGGAACAATGGACCCTAAAAGACTTAGTAATAACTACTTCCACGTGTGCATTAACTGTGATAGTAAAAAGTTTGCACAAAAAAAGGGTGTAGAAAAAAAGCAAGTCTGGAACATGAGTGCTAGTTCAGACTTGCCAATAGGTAGATTTTAGTTGCGGTATATTGTATAAGCACCGTATACAATTGCAGCGTATGCAATTAATTTTGCAAAAGGTGAAAATATAATTATACAAGCACCTGCTGCAATCATTAAAGCACCATCGATGCTAGAACGTTCTTCTAATCTATCTTTAATCCATTTCTTTATCATTTTAGGTTCTCCTATGGCTAACTATATTTAATACAATTTCTCAAAGGAGTAAAGAAAATGTTAACATGGTTGGGAAAACTACTAGGCATTACACCAGCTGATGCACCAAGCGAACCAATGCCGGTTCCGACACCAGCACCAGCACCAGCACCAAAGCCTAAGGCTGAAAAGAAACCAGCGGCTAAAAAAGCAGCACCAAAGGCAAAAGCAGAAGCAAAGCCTAAGGCTGAAAAGAAACCAGCGGCAGCAGTTAAAAAACCAGCGGCTAAAAAAGCAGCAAAGAAAGATGACGGTTTAGACGTAATGAATAAACGTGATCTTCTAGCCCTTGCTAAGGAAAAGGGTGTTAAAGCCAATGCCAGTATGAACAAAGATGCTGTTATTAAGGCAATTAGGTCCGCTTAATTAAGTTTCTAATAGTAGTCAGTTCTGACTCTTGGCGAGTAGTCTTACGTTCTAATACGTTAATGGCTGCTCGCATTTTTTTCTGTTGATCCTCAAGGCTACGCACATATGCTTGTGTTGGTATCTCTTGTGTGGATCCATCTTCTGCAATAATTTTATAAGAATCAGCGCCCTGCGCTCTAAGGCCGCCAGTAACTCTGTTTGGGTTTTTATCCGAGGACGGTGTCTCTAGTGTCTTGCTCTTCCGACCGTACATGCTGCTCAAGTAATTGCTCATTATCTTTTCCTTCATTGTATTTATAAAGGCCAATGCTTGCTAAGTTCTTACATTTGGATTCTACCATAATGTCAGCGTAGGGTAAAAATCTTAATGCCCAATCATTAACCGCAGTATTCCACATGTAGTCACTGTGTGCTCGCATCTTTGCTTTCTTGTAGCCTTGCTCTAGCAATGCTTGAAAGTCAGGCTTTGTGTCTGGACGTTGATCAACAAGACAGTCTTCACGGCTTACACTGTAATGTATTGCAGGACGCACGCCACGCCAACTGTTAATGATTCTCTTAAATCTATCATCTGTTGGTTCAATATATTCGCCTCCACTATTACACCAGTGGTGATGAATGTCTAGAACCAACGCCACATCTTTCTCCAAACACAAGGATGCATCGATTCCCCATTTGTTTTCGTCGTTCTCGATAGTGATACAATTACGGGCTTCGGGGGTGAGTCGTTTAAGTGCGGCT